TAGATGCTCCTAGGGTTCCCGTACCACCCGTCAGCACGGTCTACGAACAACTCCCACGGGTAGACGCGCTCTAGCTTGACCTTGCTCTCGTCGTCCGCAAAGACCTTGATGATTCCCGCGCCCATGATGGCAGAGTCCCGGAAGATGAGCATCGACAGGTCATAGTAGTCGTTGCGGTAGAACTCGCCGTAGAGGGCGCGGGTCATGCCCTTGGCGCGCTGCTGCTCGTTCCACTTGCCCTGGTCGGTGACGAAGATCGGTCGAGGGCGTTGCGCCCCTACCTTCGCCCCTAGCGTGTCAATGATACTGCGAATCAGGTTGTATTTCAGCAGGTCATCGTTGTGGAAACTTTGGTTCGCGCTGCCGGGAGTAAGCGAATCGAAGTTCTTGTTTCCGTAGAGGCGGTTCGTTTGCGCTAGATTGCTGAGCCGTACCCCGTCCGTGCTACGGACCTGATCGTACACTTGCAGCATCGCCTCGTGTACAGGCTCGTTTCCCTTGCACAACCACCAGCGGGACCGAGATTTGTCAGGGGTCATTGTGCGGATCTTTCGAGGAGGTTCAGGGCGCGCTGGCGGCGCGCGTTCGCTTTGGCTTCTTCGTCAATCTCGGACGGAGCTTCGTCTACGCCTTCGGGGGAGAGGGCGTCTATCAAATCCTCGGGAGAACAGCCTACGACCAAGTAGGCCCCGTGCATCAGGGACACCGCCGACCCCTTCGGGTCCTTGATGATGGACAACACAGCGCTCAACCGGAAGGCGCACCGACCCCCTTGGTGAGGGGCCACGATCAAATAATCGTTGCCGATAGGCGTGAGAGTGACGGTCATATCCCTATCCTTGCATGGCTGATAGCCCGAGAAAAGCCTCTCGGCTAGGCTCTACCGCTCGAACCACCTGCGGTTCGCCCGTTTCGAGGAGCGTTCCTCTGCCTTGCGGCGTGATTCTCTAGCCTGCTCCCGTATGTATTCGGCGTTGTCCCGTACTGATTGGGATCCCCTCGGTAGGTTGGAGAGGGTGTCCTTATGTTCAGTATATCCCTCGGCTTGATGAGCGTTGGAGGATCTCCATGCGTACAACGTCGCGTCGCTGACATGGTTCGTGGCCCCGTCCTGCTGCCTGGTGCCCTCAGAATTGTACTGAAGTGACAGAAGCTCGTCCTCTAGGTCATCGTTCTGCCCTGTTAGCAGCTTGACGTGACCTTTGGACAGAGCGCCAGAGAACAGCTTTTGGTACCCTAGGCGGTTCTGCTTCTGGACCGCTTCGCACGGGATTGACCAACGAGTTTGTAACTCATTAACGTAACCTATACCGAGTCCCCCTGCGTCGATTACTATGCGCTCGAATGGAAAATCTAAACTAAGGGCCTGTATCCTCTCGGCCAGGGTCGATGGGATGATCCCGGACTCCTTGAAACTCATTAGAACATAGGTCACTGGGTCATGCTCTGACCAGCACAGGACTGCGAAGCTAGTGGTCGCCTCTCGCTGGCTGGCACCTAGGTCGATCCCCAGAACGTAGCTGTACTCTGTCCCATTAGGCAGCACAGGCAGGTGATCAATCCTGTTGCGCGTGAGGTCGAACGCATAAAGCTGCCCGTTGGCGTCCGTAATCCATTCCCCACGCTCTAGCTGTGCGCGAGTGGTCGGATCTAACCTAGCGAGAGCCTTACGATACTCGGCGTGGTCAACGTGCGGATTGTCATCCAGTTTGGCGGAGATAAAATCAGCCCCTTGAGCCCTGGTTGACTCCTGCACGAACCTCTCGAACACCCATTTATGTCCGGTAGATCCTGGGTTCGAGCACGTCCGACTGACAGGCTTGACCTTGTTCCCGTGGTTCCTGCGTAGGCGAGACTGCAAGAAGGTGTAGGTCTTCTCGGTGAATTGTGTCAACTCGTCCACGCACAACTGCTGAATCTCGGTTCCCGCGTACCGAAACCTGTCTTGGTCTGTCTGGCAGTACCCAAACGAGATTGAGGCCCCGCTTGGGAACGTGAACGTCTTACGAGAGTCATTCCAAACCGCTGCCGTCCCCCGTAGCCAATCCTGGCATCGGTCCTGTATGGCTCCGGGTAGGACTAGATCGCTGTAGGTACGCCGCAATATCAAGCAGGCGTAGTTAGGCTCATCAACGTGCTGGAGTGCAGACATCAGGAGGGATTGTGTCTTGCCCCCTGAAGCTGCCCCTCCATACAGCACCTCGTCTGCGTTGCTGTTCAGGAATAGCAACTGCTTCGGGGTTGGGACGATGTTAGGGCACCATCGAGACATTCCCTGACGCGCATCTAGCCTGCGCGAATTTTCCTTTTTCGCTCTGGCAATCAGGTCCTGAACGGTGGCTTTAGAGGGGGCTGTCATTTTGAGTAACGCTTCTTCTGGCCCGCGCTCATGTTGGCCCGCGCTTCTTCGGACCACTTCCGTCCCTTGTGTGCAGCGCCAATCTTAGCTCTGTGCTCGGCAGACTTCGGCCTACCCTTACGGGAGGCGCTCTGCTTCGCTTTGGCTTCGTCTGAAACAGGACCTCTCAGTTTAGCCGCTGCGCTCATGTTGGCCCGAACCCCTGCTGAATAGACCCGTCCCTTATGGGAAGCGCCAATCTTGTCCTTCTCCGCTTGAGTGTGGCGTCTCTTCAGGCCGTTCTGTCGGTGTATCTCTCGCGTCTCAGGGGGAACCACCCTCCCCCTGTTCTTCGCAGCGATTATTGCGTTACACTCAGGGGTTCTGGCCCTACTAGCAGCACCAATCTTTGCCCGCGACTCTGGCGTGTGGTGAGACACGCCAGGGTACTCACTGATGTTGTAACGCTGATCGGGAGTGTAGGACTTGATTAGGTTCCTCTCCTCGATGATCCTTAGGGACTCCTCGGGGATGACCCTGATGACCTCGAAGGTGAACACGTTCTCACCGTAGAGGCAGAAGTCCAGTTGCAGGTCATGGTTGCAGTGGTCTTCCTTGCGGAGATCCCTACAGTGGTCGTTGAACCTACCGCGAAGGCGTTTGGTGCTGCCAATGTAGACCTTCCCGTTCACCTCATTGGTGATCCGGTAGATTCCGGCGGACTTCTCGTGCCCATGGAAGATGGTCTTCATAGTGATTTTACGCCATTAGGTGGGAGGGCTCACGGGGTCTCGGTGGCCTTCGCGGCCTTGCGATCCGCGTGCCATGCCTTCATGCGCTCTGATTGAGCGAGGCGCTTCTCCTCTGATTGAGGAACTGGTTCGGAGGATTCGTGCTCGGGGTCGATGCACATCGTCCGAATGTTCGACGTGCTGTAGAGCACCGTCTGAGCGACGACAGCTTTCCCTGTGACTTCCCGTAGTTGGGCGCTCACGACGCTCATGTCCGGGTGAAACGCGAGCTTGAAGCGGGTGCTCGTCAGGGAGATGATGGGCTGCCCCATTTGCCGACCGATACTAGGAGCCGAGCTTTGGTTCAGGAGTTCTACGAATGTCAGCGGGATTGGGGTGCTCATCGGGATTCTCGTCTCTCTCGGCCTTGGAAGGCGATCATCGGGACCATATGGTAGTTTCTGCGCTGTACTTGGAGTCGGACGCTAGGGGTTGTGTTCGTGACGACGACCACGCCCCCATCGTGGGGGAGTCCTTCTGTGAGGGCTTCCACGAGAGAGTTGGCGATCCCCAGGTTTCGATACCTGTTTCGTGAATAAGTCCAGTGAATCACGAGTGGTCCTGTCGAGTGGACCTCCCCGACGATGAAGCCGACGATGACCTCGGGCTCATCAACCATGCACGCGACCAGGCAGGTAGCCCGGTCCACGACCTGCTCGACCTCAGCATGGTACTGGACGAACCAGGCGTCCCGTAGCTGGCCCCCGAGCGCCCTGTTCACGTCTTGCAGGTAGGGGAGGCGCAAGAACTTCGTGTGCGGCGCGCTGCTCTCGGCGGAGCTCAGCCATGATTTTACGACGAAGCTACGGTCACCCTCTTCCATTGGGCGCACCGACCAGAACTTCTGCGTCATGGCTCGGTCCCCTTGATCAGACTCGGTTCGCTGAAGGCGTTGGGGCGTACCTCCGCACCGTCGTCTGCCGTGATCGGGACGGGTCCGTTGACAATCTCGCGGACCTCTGCCCGGTACACGTCGAGATTGTAGGGGAGCCCCTGCTGCTTGCGGCGCTGAACCCACAGGCGATGAATCAGTCGGTTGCGCGTGGCAATCAGGGTGTGGTTCTTGCGGCGCTCGTGTCGGTTATTTGGCATCGCAGTATCTCACAGTGCTCCCCGCACGCTCTGCCGCACGACGAAGAAGACCGTCGTGCGGGACACGCCGAACTTCTTGCCGATCACTCGGGGAAGCTCGCCGTTGGCAAACAGCACCCGAATCTCTCGGACCTGATCGTCAGTCAGGTTCTCGGCCCTGATTTGCGGGGAGGGCTGGTTCCTGTTCTTCGCGGGTGCCGTCTCTGATTGAGCGGGGAGCGCGAGCTGCCGTTCAATCACGAGCTTGAGGTGCGCCGTGTCTACAGCACGAAGGTCCGCAAGTAGCTGCTCTCTCCGTGTTTGCAGCTTCTCTACTTGGGCCCGCAACCACTCGGCTTGGTCTGTCTTGATGGTCGCTTGGAGGATGCACGCAAAACAGTCTGGGGTCTGATTCTCAGTCATTTGGGCGGGGTTCTTTCGGGGGCGGGGGTGTGGGGGAACAGGGTCT